ATACAACTGTGCGATATTATCTTTATGATGTCCTACAAGTCCCTCAAGGAAACCTAGGTCATCCCATTTTTTGATGGTATCTTCTTTGATAACTCTAAGGTGTTTTAACCCGATGTTACCAACCATACCTGATTCTAATAATGCTCCCATTTTTTAATATTGGTTTTAATTTTTTATTTTTATTATTTTATTTTATTCATCAAATCTTTCATTCTCTTGAACTGAGGATTTTCATAAGCTTTTGACTCAGATAAAACTTCAGTACTTGAAGATGTTTTCGTTGATGCAATTTTTTCTACTGCTGATTCGGAAATTGGTTTTTTAGTTTCCAACTCAGTTTTGATAGTGTCATAAAGAGTTCTAGATTCTGTTATTATTGATACTGAATCAAATCTCTTCAAAATATCCAGTTTTTCTTGTTTCGTTGTTGAATGTTCTGTAAATAAACGTGTAGCATAAGCTAAGTTTGCATTAAAAACAGCCACTTCGTTCAATTTATCTTTGAAAAGAATCAAAGCTTTCTTGTATTCAGCGTTTTGTTTTCTAAGAGTCTCAAGTTCTTCACTTACCACACCCATGTTTTGGCCACCGCCAGTTGCAAATAATTTTTTAGATTTAATACCTGCTCTGTTAGCCCCGCCTTTATCGCCATGAATATTCCATTTAGTTCTTGCGGCTTCTGTTGCTTCCATTTCTTTGTTACCACATTCTTTACATTCTTCTTTACCTACTTCAGTTCCTTCTTTAGGTTCTTTAACGACTGGTTTACCAGTTCCTTTTACAGGAGTTCCTTCGAATTTTTCAGCTTGGGTGGTTTTTGTACCGCCTTTACCTGGTTCTTTCGTTTCCGCTGGTTTCGTTCCTTTTACAGGGGTTCCTTCGAATTTTTCGGCTTGGGTAGTTTTTGTTCCGCCTTTACCTGGCTCTTTTATTTGAGGATTTCCTGTACCTTTAAGAGGAGTACCTGACCATTTGTCAACGCCAGTTTCCTGTTCCTTAACTTCAGTAGCACGGAGTTTTGCGCCTTGTGATTTACCATCTTTTTCAAATGGATCACTTTTGTTTGGAGCTTTGGTAGGAAGTGAAACGTTTTCTTTAGCCTCAACTCTTTTTCCACTAACTTTCTTATCGAAAGGTGAATTTTCGCCTTCAGTAGTTTCAGTTTCTTTTGTGTCGTCGTCATCAAGTTCGATTTCATAGACAATTTCATCTTTTTCGGCTGGCTCATTCTGTTCAGATAGTCCACCAAATTCATCACCTTCTTCACTAGGAAGTTCTGGTGTTTCTTCAGGGGCCTCTTCTTCAGCATCAAGTTTGATAATATATTCATTATCTCCATCGGAGAATTGAACACTATCGCCCTCTTTCTTGACAACAATACCGTCTTCAGGTTTCATAGCTTTGAAAACTTTCATAACCTCAGCTTCTGAAGCGCCTGTCATGTCAAGAACATCGTCCGAATCTTCTTCGTCAGAAGGTTCTATTTCTGGTTCTTCTAACTCATTGCCTGTTTCAGCTGGTAATTCTTCTGAATCATCAGCATCATTATCGGGTTCTTCATCACCACTTATCGAAGATTTTTCATCGCCAGGAATTTCTGGTACATCGTTTTCTTCTTCTTCAGGATCTTTTTCATCCTCTTGTTCTTTAAGCAAGCTATTTAGTTCTTCCTTCATAGTTGAAGCAAGTATACCTTTTGCGTTCGCTTTAACTGCCTCTTCAAGGGTTTGTACTTGAAGTAATGCTTGTTCTAAAATAGATTTTTGAGCCATTTTTCTTTTTCGTTTGTTTTTATAAATACTTTATTTTTATTAAAAGTTTATTTTTTTGATGATTAACCACAAAAAAATCATTATTTTCCTAAAAAATTATCCAATCTACTCATTAAAGATGTTATTTTATTTTGTTCTGGTAATTTTTCTTCGATGGTTTCTTCATATTTTACCCTATCATCCAAATCACTAAATATATAAGCCCCTGGCGTCGATGGAGACGATACGATATCAAAACATACAAGTTCAAAATCATCTTGTACAATATTTTGTCCTTTAGAGTTTTTTAACGAACCAACACCGCGAGAAGATATTCCCAATGTTGCTCCATTTAATAATAGGTTAGCAGTTTGATCACCCTTACAACTAATAATTCCCATTTTTTTCCAGCCTGGAGATGTATATATTTTAATCTTACCGACTAAAGTATTACTCTCCCACCAAGTTTCAAGGACAGAATGTGATACCCTATCTAAATCTATAAGGGATGATGTAGGATGATTGAGTTCACTTAATGCGCCGCCATTTCGAATGATTGTCTGATATTTGTCGTTTTCGCGTCTTAAAACGGATTGAGGGTAAATTCTTCCATTTTTATTTGGTACATCATATTTTTGCAGCACAGCAAAAAGGATTAGATCTTTCGAAAAATCCATATCCTTCATTTCAGTAATTACTTGCTTGTTTTCGTCGGGAGAAATATGACCAGCGTCATATTCAATCAAATATCCCCGTTTTCCAAATTCATTTGGTCTTATTATCGTTAATACCGGATAATTCATTTATAGTTTTACTATAAATACATCGGTATTGAAACTTATTTTTTATTTCTGGCAAAATTAAATAAGTTTTTATTATCTAAATCAGCATCGATAATATTCTTAACCAAATTTTTAACCATATTTTTTAATTCTTTCGCGCGGATGTCGAAACATTTTTGGGTAAATAGTGTTATCTCAAGGTTCAAGAATGATTTTTTTCCAACTTTAATTCCTTTGGTTCTAACATCTAGATCAACGATTGATTCCTTTTTAAAGTAGTCAGATTTTAATTCGTATATTCTTGTTTTTACTTTTCTTTTTGTTTTGGATAACAAATCGTCAAATTTATCGTCTTCATTTTCAGGCTCAATCCATGAATTTAATTTTATATAAATTGTCTTTAGATTTTTGTGATCAACTGTTCCATATCCAATCTTTACGTTACCGTAATAACCCAACGTAATAAATTTTCCCGTTTTCATCAAATTTTCTCATATATCTTTATTTTATGGTGTTTATGACAAATATATGAAAAAGAAATCATAAAACCAAAAAAAAAGGACTTAAAGTCCTTTTTTCAATTGTGATAGTTTATAATAGTTGAATTTCGTTGGCTTCATAGATTTAGCCTCAGTTAGAGCTTGGCTCAATTTTGACTTTGCCTCATCAACTTCCACCACTAACATACTATTCAGTTTTTCGCTTATCTCTTCCTGTAAAACCTTGAAATTATTATCCAATTCTTTTTCTGATATAGATAATATGTCAGTTAATTCTTTTTTCTCTTCCTCAGTTAAAGTGGCGTCATAAAGAGCATTAAAATTATTACTCAAGACAGTATTCAAAAGAAATGTATTTTCAATGATATCAGTTGATGTTGTGTCGGGAATCGATTTATTCAATGTTAAATGCTCGACCAATTTCTTTTTAGCCACGATTCTCTTGTCAATATTTTTTAAAGAATCCACCTCGCAGAGAGTATCCAAGTTTGTATATATTTCATTTTCGAGAACTTCACCGCTGCCAAGTTTTTTGTCCAATTCTTTGCAGAATTTTGATATACCAACTGAATGTTTTTGTAGTAAAGGTGTAATCTCTTCAACGAACAATTCAGCATGGGACTTATCGTCAATATTTTTGTTTTCAATCTCTTCATAAAACAAATAGAGATTTAGAAACTCTTTATTTTCTTTCATTAAATTAAGAGTATCTTTAATTACATCCTTTTTACCCAAAGCATACGCCTCAGTTAATGTTTGTAATATTTTTGTTTTTAACGTTCCAAATTTAGTCATGGGTTATTCTTCTAGTATTTCGTTTATTGCGTTTCCTATCTCATAAATATTCTTCTGAGCCTTTTCCATATTAAATAAACCAGGAATACTCGTGTCTTCATTTAACATAGATAGGATTTTATCTTTCTTTGATATTGTTTCTGCTAACGGAGCAGCGGCGGTTTCTCCTGCTGGCGCAGCACCTGCTCCCCCTGCTGGCGCCCCTGCGCCTTCAGCTGGTTCTACTGGCGATGTCGAGGACATACCTCCGCCTCCACCGCCGCCGCCAGGAGCGCCACCTTCAGGTGTTACTGGGCCCGCAGCTTCTATTTTTTTTCTTTCTTCTTCTGAGATGCCGTATTTTTTATCAACAGCATCGAATACGCCTGAACGTCGAATTATCTGGGCTGTGTTTTGTAATTCAACACCCATAGCACGTTCAATTCTCTGTTGTTGTAAGTCCATAATAACTTCGTTATCACTAAATCCGAGAATATTCTTTTTAGCCCATGTATGTGATACTGGAAGAATACCCATCTGTGATTGGTCTGAAGTTGCGTCTTTATACATTGTAATTTTTTCTTTCCATTGTTCAATCTTTAACAAATCTGACTGTCCTGATGGGTTAGTTAACATCAATGTAAAATTGTTTAATTCATCTTCAAGACCTAAAAGAAATAAATGAATCAAAGCAATTTTATTTAATTCCTGAATCATTGACTGTTGGATTCTATTAATTGTTCTTGCAAATCGAATATCCAATAATGCTAAGCCTTTACCATTACCGATAACATCTTCGAATCCTAAGAAAGCTTTCGGAATACGAAGAGCTGCTAACATTTTCTTTTGAATATATTCAATATCGGCAATTTCACCTAGATTCTGTGCACCTGGTAATGTTTCAATTGGACTAGTTTGTGACATGTCACGAACAGGAATAAAATAATCTTGGTCTACTGCCATCTGATTATATCTCATATCAACCTGACCATTCTTTTGATCCACAACTTGATCCCTTTTAAACTTATTTGCTATTCTTTGTACGTATGCTTCAATATCCTTATCGTCCATGTTACCGACGAATACTTTGAAAACTCTTCTCTCTGGTGCTCTCGACGTTCTATAAATTAACATAGCGTCTTCAGCCAATAATAATTGTTTCCATATACGTCTTATCTTATCCAACATCGAAGTTCCATAAGGAAGTTTCCTATCGTCGCCCAATATCCTGAAATGTGCAATTTCCCATGCTTGGAATTCCATATCTTTATTTTTCCACGCAAACCTTAATTCTCTGGTTGGGAACCTACTCCCAACTCTATCACTTTGATTCGGACTTGATTGCCTTGCTCCCTCGATTCTTTCGACTTCAATATTTGGCAGTTGTTGACATCCGATAATTCCCTTTTCTCCGTCGATTTTTAGATATACAAAATCATCGCCATATTTACACATGCCTCTTGTCCACATTTGAATATTGGTATTAATGTCCAATACATTATAGAATAGGTCATCCAATATATGTTTAATTCTTTTTGAATCGGAATTAATGGTTAAAATTTGTCCTTTTTCAGATTTTGTTGTAGATTCTTCTGCGTATATATCCAATGCTGCGGAAACTTCTGGAGTAAACTCCATGCTTTCGTAATCATAGTACGCTGATAATCTATTGGGTTCATAATAAACAGATTGATTATAAAGGGACATATCAAGCTTTGACCATTTGTCCGCAATATATTGAGTTTGTTTTGCTTGTAGTAACGCTTTTTCATAATCTTCTTTACTATCGGTTCTCAGTAACTCGTCTTTCGTAAACTCAAAAGATGGGGGCGGTTGTCTTAATGTACCCTGAAAGCCAAAGGTTTTAGTTAATTTTTGAAAAATTGTTAAAGGTTGTTTTTCCATACTTATAAATATTGATTATAATATAAAGATTTTTTTTATGATTTTGAAGGCTGTTTAGGTAGTTTTCCGAATAGCCATGCGTAATCCCTATATTGATTTTGTCTCATTTTTATGTTTTGATTTTCAAATAAAGGATTGAGTACTGGCGTTCCTTTATCTGTATTAATAGCGCCTAGCGGATCGAAAGCCTGTCCATAGGAATAAATTGATTTATTGGGCTCATATGTTCTTTCCGATAATGTCCATGCTTCCATCATTGATTTATTCTGAGCGTCGGCTCTCTGTAATTGGCCGAAACATATATCCCCAGCATATAAAGCAATTGACATACTCATAATTGAATCATCGTGAGATCCTTTCATATGGTCAGGTCTACCGTTAATATAAACGAATGTATTTAATTCATTAACAAATCTTATTGATCTAACTAAAAATCCATGTCTTAGATGTTCTTCAAGTGACGCGACGATCTGTGTTCTTTTATTATTAAAATTAATACCAGGAATTTTATCCATTAATTTGGCATTATATTCCCAAATATTCTGAGTATTAATACCATCAATGAACATATCACGATATCCCATCTCTTGGAGTTTTCTAGATGTGGCGACGCCCATACCGCCTGTAATATCAACAACAATAAATGCTTTATATATTATTCCCCACTTATAAGCAATTGCGGCCAAATCATCGGGAGGTATTTTACCTATATATTCAACAACCTGTTCTCCATCATCAAAATCAATAATATTAATAGATGAATAATCTTCACTATCGCCTCTTGAAACGTCAACTCCCATAATATAACGATGGCCAGGAATTGGATCCTTCCATGCCCAAAATAATCCTAACATATATTTTTCAACAGGTTCTCTAACCATATTTTTCACAATATGATCCACCACATCAGGGGAAACGATGCCATCTCCTGATCCAAGGAAATCGCATTCCAACTCCTGACTCATCTTTCTCTTATCATACTTGAATTTTTTGGCCATTTTTTCGTACCATGGAGAGAGTGGTTTGTATCCATCATTTATAATTTCTTTAAATCTGCTCGGTTCAATATCATATAAAGTTATTTCATCATCTTTATATTGCTCTCTATTTAGCAAATAATGTACCATATCATTAACTTTAAGCCATTTTAAGTTTTTGGCGTATCGCGGATCGTTATACCATTTTAAATCAGTAATATGAAAATCGTTGATTCCGCGAATGGATTGATCATACATTGCATAATATATCGGGTCAAATCCGTTTGGCGTTGATATAAGAATAATCTTACCACCTGTTGACAAAGACGCCATAGAAGCTGACCAGAAATCTTCTCCCGCCTCAATATACGCCGCCTCATCAAAAATTAGGATAGTTGGCGTATAACCCCTAAGAGCATCTTTAGAGGTTGCAACAGCTTTTACTTCGCAGCCATTATTCAGTCTAAATCTACTTTCAGAGTTTTTATCGGGGTCGAATCCCACATTTATCCAATCAGGCCATTGGTAAAGAAAATCTTTTATCTTAGTTGCCATTTCCACGGCAGTATCCCGTTTGTTAGCTACAATTAAAACTCTTTCAGGGTTTTCAGGTTTGGCTAATTGTATTTTTCGAGATATCCAAGCAGCAGTTACGGTTGTAACACCAGCCTGTCGATATTTTCTAGTAATATTTTCATTATATTCTTCATAATCTTGTAATAGTTGTTGTTGGTCGGGAAATAGGTCAAGTGGAACAAACTTTCTCTGGGTGTTATCAAATGTTTGTAAATAAGTTTTTAGCGCATAATGAGTATCTTTCATAATATGTGCTAACTCTTTAAGCTGTTCTAATTTAGTATTCATACCTATAAATACAAAAAAAGGTGATTAAATCACCTTTATTTTAGTTTTCTCCTGCTGGGCCTATCCCCAACGAGCCGAGAAAATCGTTTAGGTCATCGTCATCGGTTCCGTCTGATATTTCTTCTATATCGTTTTGAAGATTTGCAATGTCCGGTTCATAATCTTCATTTCTAAATGATTTTCGAATACCGTCCATTAGTTCCGCTATGAATTCTTTACCAGCATCTGAGCCAGTAAGTACTTCTTTCATAAAAACTAAAAAGTTTCTTGCAGGTAATTTGAATATTGCCACAAGCAAATAATTTTGTAATTCTTTTTGATTTTCATCAATTATAATTTCTTCAGGGAATTGTTGTCTGATTCTGTCCCATATTGCTGGGCCTAATCTTAAATCCCATATTTCTTTCTCTGGTGTGTCTTCGGATGCCATAACTTCTTCTGCTCCGTCATTTGGTAATCCCTGAAGAGCAAAAATTTCCATAACACCTTTAACTATCTCATGAACTAAAACAGGAAAAATTGCTGCTCTTGCTCTAATTGTAGGAGGCTCGGTATTTCTATCGACAGATTCTTCTCCCGCTTTTCCACCTTCCTGTTTCATCATCATATCAATTGATTGATCGCTAGCTTGCCAGTAAGTTGAATCATTTACTGCCATCAAAATACCATAATCATTAGTTAGTGTATTTGATCCTGTAATTTCAGCAATTCGTCCAGCAACATAATGGAACATATAATGTCCTCTTTTAGCCGCACCTTGTATCATTCCGTCAATCAATCTTCTTTTAGCTTTTTCTAAATCAAGATTGGCAATTCTATTAATAAGATCCTGTTCGCCTGGTATGTCAATTTCATCCTCTTCAGGTTGTTCAGGTTCTGGGGCTTTTTGAGGGGCTTCAAGACCTTCACCGCCTAATCCAACAATCTTAACATCGAATATAAACGACCCTTCGGGTATTCCCATTTCTTTTGTTACTAATTCTACTGCTAACTGTTCCAATTCTTCTCTGTGAGTGGCTTCTGTTCGTAAAATATTTGCAAAAACTTGTTGAACCATACCAAGTATCGGCATATAACCTTCCATTCCATTTAGGTTTATTTCCTGACCTGTATATTCTTGTAATTTTTCAATCACTTGCCTATATCTTTCAGATGCTAAAAGTTCTTGAAAATTTTGATTCTCATTTCCTGTTGATGGTAGATGTTCACTATTGTATGGTGTTTCACCTTGTGCAAGTTTATTTGTTACATCCGGATGTGGGGCATTGTTTGGTGGTAAATCCATTGCCATTTCCCTTAAATTTTTTTTAATTAAATGGTCTATGTGCTCTTTGGTGAATTTCATACTGACTATTTTTTAGATGTCTTATGTTCTTTTACGGTTGCTTTAGGCGCGGGATTAATACCTGGACCTGGTTGATATGGATTCGGCCTTTTTGTGGGTGTTGTTCCTGGCCTTGTTCCTGGCTTTGTTCCTGGCTTTGTTACAGGAGGAGCTGTAGCAGGTTCAGCCGCGCCAGCGTTTACAATTTCGTCATACGTCATAAATTCCGGAATACCGTTGTGCCCTATTGTTGGTTTTGTTTTCGGCATTGGATTCATTGTTTCAACCTGTTCATTCATTTTAGATTGAATTAATTCCATGATTTCATTTTTCGACGTAAATGGATAAATTTTACTTTCAACTATTTTGTCCACCAATTTCTGCACCTCATTCATTTTTCCCTTTCTTCTTGGAGCATTCCATCTTTGATCAGCAAATGTTTTTTCTTTTTTTTCATCATTTTTTGGTTTTCCCCCAGCGTCAGTTTTAGGAGTGCGTGTTTTAGACCCTGTTGGACTTTTACCACCATGTCTTTCATTTAAATCGGTATTATGTTTTTTAGGGTTTCCCGTTAATTTTGCAAGTAATTTCTTAGCGTCTTCAACTTTACCCTTGTCTTTTTCATGTTCGATTTTAAATTTAAGTTTTTTGATTGTCGCTTCTTTTCCCTCTGTATCTTTCGGCTCTGTGCCCAATTTTGGTCCTTCCATTTCTTTTACTTCACCTTCATATGTTGCAAATGGTTTTTTCTGTTGTTTTAACTGTGTAATTGTGTTTACGTCAGTTTTTGACACATTAACAGGGGGTTGAACATATTGTTCTGGAAGTACCCTTGAAATCATAATTCCAAGTTGTTTGTCAGTCATGCCAGCTAACGTTTTTTCTGAGAATCCCTCACTTATCAGCTTTGTTACTATATTTTTTCTTTTCATGAAAGTTTATATTTTATTTCGTCATTTATCAATCTTAACCCCTTGGTCATTAATTTTTCAGTTACACTCTCTACCGTTTCCCCAAAGTGGAAAGAAATTCTTGTGGTTCTTTCAGTTGATTCCATATCAAATTTCTCCCATCCCAACGCCACAACCCCGTCAACCGCATCAATCATTCCAAAATAATCGGAGCTTTGCACTAATTCTAACTCCAAATCTGAGTTCTTTAACAATCCTACTAAGTCTATAGCCGCCATCTGTGGGGGAAATGCTCTTCCTGATGATGGTACTATAACCCATTCGTTTTCGAGTTCTAACGTATCTTTTTCATTATACAACGATATGAGATTCTTTCCAAAAATAAATTCATACTGATGTTGTCCCTTATAATCTCTTCCGAGTTCGTTTATGTATAACAAAAACATTATTAACTAAAATATTTACTCAATGAATCTTTAACTGTGCTATTAACCATATTAGTTAATTCGTCAATATCTAATTCTTTTACCTCATCAACTTCTTCTTCTTCGTCAGGTACATAGTCGTCTTTCTGAGGATCTAGAGGAGAATCCATTTCTTCTTCGTTGTCATCCGAATGAGGATTTTCTTTTTCAAAATCTTTTTCAGCAAACTTAGAAGCTTTCTTATCTTCGAAATCTCTTATATCAGGAGAATCTATTTCATCTTCATCGTCATCGAATACACTTGTATCATCATCAAATGGAGTATTAATCAATTCTTCCAATGCATCCATCCCATCAACTTGAACTTCGCCAAGATCATCTTCAGATGGCGGAACTTCAGATCCTCCCATTTCATCACCTGAGGCGTTTGCTTCAGGATTCGGTTCTTCGTCAAAATTATCGAGAATTTCAGTTTCATCAGCATCATCCAATTTATCAAGATCAACCGAGCCTAAAATCATATTAATAACATATTTGATATCATTACTTTCAAGTTTATCTTTATAAATGTCTAATTTTTGGGTAAGCTTACCAGTCATTTTCTGTATAACTTTCATATAGTCGTTTGGATCTTCTGTTCCCGCGTTTGGATCTTCAGTGCCGAAATCATTACCTGTATCCGTATCAGGAGTATCCAAAGCAGTAGGATCTGGTGTTGCTGGTGGCGCCGATGGCTCATTCGTTGGTATTGGAGCAGGGGCTTCTTCCTGCGGCTTAGGTTGTTGTTTTAACACATATTTTGTTGCTTCCTGTAATTTTTCTTGTTCTGTTAGGAACTCAAGTTTCTTAAAAGCTTCGCCATAGGATGAAAATTTATTTTTGTTTTTCATAAACAAACCGCCAATATAGTCCAACGAGTTTTCGTTAAGACCTTTCTTCACATAGTATCCATCTTTTTCTTTAACTATGCCGTAAACGCCAGTTTTTGATTCTTTCACAACCTCGGACGATTTACTAGAATCGTTTGCGGATTGATAATATGTGAGTTCGAGTATGCGCTTCATTTTTGCGTCCCCGCTTAGTTTCTCACTTCCTATTGGTTTTAACTCTCCCATTTTTATAATGTTAAATGTAAATTATTCTTTGCAATAAATACAACTATGTTTGAAAAAATACTCTTTATCTTTCTCTCATAGAGCGTTTATGTTATTATTTATTTTTAGATGAAATCCTCATCATCCGTATATTGTTTAGGTTTAACTCCTTCTCTATAATACGATTTAATTCCTTCAATGATATGTTCTTCAGGTGTATCACTCTCGTATTCAATACTAACATATTGTTCAACTTGTACGATTACTTTGCCATTCTGTTGTCTTATTAATCGTCGAATTATTTCAAATTGTTCCTGTGACGGCATCTGTCTCATATCAAGAGAATGAGATTCAGGAATGTATCGAATAAATCCCATATCCAATACCGCATACATTCCCCATGATGTACTACGTTTCCATTTATCAGTAGCATACTCGCCCAAATTTAAATTAGGAACAGTTTCCAATGTATAACCGATATTTCTGTGATCCTGAACACGGCTATTTGTACCTTCTGAAAAATCTAATAGATAACCGCTTGGAGATATAAATCCCGCACGATGTAAAGAATTAGTTTCCCCATATTGTTTTAATGCGGCTTTTTCCACCCTTAATATATCTCGGTCGCTAAATTGTACACTTTCATTTACAGATAATTTATCATTAACAATAGTTTTTTTTAGTTCGAGTAATTTACTTATATATCCGTTCCGTCTAAGTAATTTGAACGTCAAATTCTCGTATGAATATTCACCACCTTTATCGAGCCCACTTTGTCTGAATCGTTTTAACTTTTTTCTAATATCCTCAATATCACCCCTAACATCTTCACCTTTATTTTTTTTCTTAATTAAGCCATCGATGAGTTTTGCGTATTCCTCACCTTTTTCCAATATAACTCTATCGTCGATTTTTTCTTTGGTTTTCTGTGGCTCAATAATCCATTTGTTATTTAAAATTGAATACACGCCACTTGAAACATGGTTTTCAATCACATCCTGAACATAAATTTCAACTTCATAATTTTTGATTTTTATATCGTGTGTACTATTCCACACATTTTTTTTAGCCTTAAAAAATTCTTTAAGCAGGTCAGTATTATGTCCCGTTTCTTCATAGTCTATAACAAGGTGTAGGTCAATATCGGAGAATTCTGACCAGTTATAATTTGCGAGAGATCCTGTTAATACAACATCATGTATAAAAAAGTCGACCCCTAAAAAATCTATAAAATTATCGGCAACAATTAATAATTTTTCCCTAACCGAGTCGTTCATTTTACATATTCCACCAGCCTTTTGAAATATATCCTCAGATAACGAATCCTTTGAGTAAAAAGA